TTCTCCACTCACTGCTTCTTACAGGCCCCCTCTTTTTGTGGAGAAAACAGGAGAAGATATGCAAACGTTAACCGCAGAATTTTTAGGCAAAGAAATTACCTTAGTGGACAACAACGGCGTGGCTTATGTGGCAATGCGTGAGATTGTGGAAGGGATTGGGTTAGACTGGAAAGGTCAGCATAAAAAACTGATGGAACAGAGTGAGAAATTCAACTGTGGACATATCACCACGGTTGCCAAAGATGGCAAAAACCGTGAAATGTTATGTATCCCGATTAAAAAGCTGAACGGCTGGTTATTTGGGCTTAACCCAAACAAAGTGCGTGCCGATTTAAAAGAACGCTTGGAAAATTACCAAGAAGAATGTTTCTTGGCGTTGTGGGACTATTGGACGGAAGGTGTCGCCCGCCGTGACGAAGTTAAAAACAAAATGGCATTGTGGCAACAAAAGAAATCCGAATACACGCAACGTGCCGGTGAACGGGGGAAATTATTGCAGCAATGCAAATCGGAAAAGCAAGCCCTTGAGCGTGAGCTTTTACAAATTAAACAGTTAGATCTTTTCGTGAACTTATAACCGCACAATCTTTTAGAAAGTGCGGTTTTTTATTGGAGCAAATATGCCTAAACCACTACCAACAGAAATGCGCTCAGACTTGTTTAAACTTGAGCAAGGCGCATTATTAGAGCTGTGGGAAATTGACTTGCGCCATATCTCTAGCAGTTCCGATCCTGATGTTAAAGGCGAGATCTACCGTTTTCATAATGGCGTAAGCCAAACACGGGAGAATATTTGGTGGCAAGGTAAAGAGTATCAAGCCTACCCGATTAAAGCAGACGGTTTTGAGATTAGCGGGCAAGGACCAAGCAATCGCCCAACGCTTGCGGTATCAAACCTCTACGGCATTGTAACCGGCATTGTTGCGCACTTTGGGCAAGGTGTTGGTGGCAAGGTAACACGCCATCTTGTGCCGGCAGAATATTTGGATGCAAAAAACTTTCCGGGCGGTGTAAATCCAACGGCAGACCCGAGACAAGAAAGCGTAAGTTACTACATCATTGAGCAATTAAAATCACTTGATGATGAGCGAGCTGTTTTTGAGTTGGCCTCACCGGCGGAAACAGATAACGCAAAAATCCCATTGCTAATGATTACCTCTGACACTTGCATTTGGCAATATCGGTCTGCTCAATGTGGTTACACTGGTGGCGCGGTGGCAGATGAGTTTGATAAGCCGACAAATGACCTTAAAAAGGATAAGTGCTCACACTGTATAAGAGGTTGTAAATTGCGCTTTGGTGATAATGCGATTTTGCCTTTTGGCGGATTCCCAAGCACGACACAATACGGTAACTAATCATGATTGATGACAAGTTAAAACAAGAGATATTGGCACATGCCGAGCAATGCAAACCGCAGGAATCATGCGGTTTTGTTGTTTTTGACGGGGGGCAAAATATCTATATCCCGTGCGTCAACGTATCGCCCGACCCAATTAATTATTTTGAGATTGCGCCGGAAGAATTTATCGATGCCGAGGAGATAGGCAAAATTATTGCGCTAGTCCACTCACACCCTAGTTTTGATGATGAGCGCGGATTGCCTTATTTATCCACGGCAGACAGAGAGTGCCAAGTGCGGTTAGATTTAGATTTTTGGCTTGTGATTGATGGTGACATTAAGTGTTTTCGCAACATCCAACCGCTGATCGGGCGGCAGTTTGAAAACAACAAACAAGACTGCCGAAATATCGTATTAGACAGCTATATGTTGTCCGGCATTGATTTAGATGATAAGTCAGTATATCCGTTTGACTGGTTTAAATCCTCTAATTTGTACGAGGAGGGATTGCAACGATGCGGATTTTACAAGTTGATGCAAGAGGATGATGCACAGCTTGGCGACATTATCCTAATCCAAGTCGGGGCTGATGTGGCTAATCATGCCGGGGTTTATTTGGGCAATCAAATGATGATACACCACAGCGAGGACAGATTGTCTGCCCGCGTAACGTATAACGGCTTTTGGCTCAAGCACACTCACTCAATATGGAGATTTAAAGATTGGTACAAGTTAAATTTTACGGCGATCTTAAACGATTTGCAGATGAGCCGTTAGAGCTTGATGTTGGCAATTTTAAAGAGTTGATGAGTGGATTGCTAACGCAAATTAAAGGATTGCGACAACACTTACGGCACGGCTATTACAAGGTGCGCGTTGGTAGTAAGTATCTATCCGAGGAGCAATTAAAAGCTAACCCTATTATTGATTTAAAGGATGATTGCACAGTGCATTTTACGCCCGTTGTTGCCGGTGCCGGTAAAGGGGGCGGAGGTTTACAGATGATCGTCGGGGCGGTATTGATTGCTATAGCTTATATCAATCCTTTTGGTTATCTGAGTGGTCCAATGGTTACGGCAATGTATGCGGCTGGGGTATCAATGGCTCTATCCGGCGTTGTTGGATTGTTAACCAAGCCTCCAAGCATGAGTGACTACAGCAAAGAGGGCGAAAAAAAACAAAGCACCTCGTTTAGCAATATCAAAAACTTAACCCCGCAAGGCAGACCAATCCCTTTGCTTTACGGCAAAATGCTAACAAGTCTTGTGCTTATATCACAAGGGGTTGAGACATTTGACGATATGCAGACAAACTAAAAAAAGATTTCATTCAGACCACGCTTCATGCGTGGTTTTTTATTTTTAAGGATTGATAGATGGGTGGTAGTTCAAAAGGCGGTGGCGGGCATACTCCTTATGAGGCACCGGACTCTTTACGCTCGGCGCAAAAGCTACGCGCAATCGGTTTAATTTCGCTCGGCCCAATTAAAGGTCCTGCGAACAAATGGAAAGACACGTATTTTGACAATACGCCTATCCAAAATGCTAATGGTATAGATGATAATGATTCCGCTAGTTTTAACTTTAAAAACACGGAGATCCAATACAATCTAGGCTATCAAGACCAAAGGCCATTAGAGGGGTTTGAGGCGTCTGAGCGTGAGGTATCTGTCGGAGCGGAGGTAAAACAACAGCATCCTATTACTAGATCGGTAATAGATCCCGATGTGACACGCTTACGTCTAACGATCGGTGTAAACGCATTAATCTCGCAAAACGATCAAGGGGACACACACGGCACGTCTGTTGATTTCCAAGTTTTGGTTAACAACACGCCGCGCGGAACATATCAGATCGAGGGTAAGTCATCATCCAGATTTTACCGCAGTTACATCATAGATGATTTACCGCCAAGACCATTTACGGTTACAGTCAAGCGCTTGACTGCGGATAGTAAATCTCAACGCTTACAAAATGGCACGCATTGGGTAAGTTACACGGAGATTATCGACACCAAATTAAGCTATCCAAATATGGCTATTGTCGGCATTAAGACCGATAGCCGATACAACCCAAATTTTCCCAACATCAACTTTTTGCTGTATGGGCGTATTATCAAAATCCCGACAACTTACGACCCGGAAGCGCGCACGTACGCACCGGGATTGTGGCGCGGTGATTTTAAAATGGGCTGGACCAATAACCCGGCATGGATTTTTTACGACCTTATCACGGATAAGTTAGCGGGCTTGGGTGAGCGCATTGGCGATTTTGGCATTGATAAATTTATGCTGTATGAGATTGCCAAATATTGTGATGAGCTTGTAGATGACGGCTACGGCGGTAAAGAGCCGCGCATGGTATCTAACTTATGGATTACCGAGCAAAGAGACGCTTATAACGTCATCTCTGATATGGCGTCTGTATTTAGAGCGATCGCTGTTTGGGATGGTACACAATTTACCGCAATCCAAGATAGACCAACCGACCCGGTGTGCTTATACAGTCAGTCAAACGTAGTTGACGGCAAATTTAGCCGGCAATACACCGCAGGTAAGGCAATTTTTACCGCGGTTGAGGTCGAGTATGCGGATGAGCGCAACTTATACCAAAAGGCGATTGAGTATGTTGCCGATGATGGCATGATTGCCCGTTACGGTTACAACGTTAAAAAGATGACTGCTTATGGATGCACCTCACGCGGTCAGGCTCATAGATATGGCAAATGGGTGTTAGAGACATCACGCCTTGAGCAATGCACGATTACTTTTGCCGTTGGACGACAAGGATTAATGCACTTACCCGGTGACATTATCGAGGTCGCAGATAACAACTATGCCGGCAAGGTTTTAGGCGGCCGAGTTGTTGCGATTAACGGTAAAAAGGTCACATTAGATCAGACTGTAGAGATTAAGGGCGAGAGCTATCTAAACTACATCACTACCGATGGTTTGACAAAAATCAAAATTAAGTCAGTGGACAAAGCTAATCCGGCAATTGTTGAGCTTGATAGTGCGCCGCAAGGATTGAGTATTTTTGATAACTGGGTACTTAAATCGGGCGTGGTGTCAACGCAACTCTACCGCGCGTTAGGCATTACCGAAAATGACGACGGAAGCTATACCATTACCGCATTACAACATGAGCCACAAAAAGA